AACTGAGCACGACCAGCTGGCGTGGCTTTCATTTTATCCATGTGGTCATGTAATGAATTTATTTCGTGTTTCAACCATTCAAGATTATACCATTGTTCGGTTGTATGATAACGAGGACGGAAATTAAAAATTGCTTTGTGGAAATCGGAATAATATCCTTGTAATTCTGCCACACTCATGTTATCAAATTCACTCACTCAATTCATCTCCATAATTTAATACCATTATAACACAACCAAGGATGGTGTCAACCAAGGTGTTGTTTTTTAGCAACACTACTTACCACCTAGTGCCTGTATCAATTCGGTAATCAATTTTCTGGCCATAGAATCTGCCGTTGTCCAACACCTAATTCTTTTCAAATTGGTAACTAAATCATTCTGTGTCATAAATGCTTGACCAAATCTTTAGTTTTTCTTTTTTGTAATGTCTTGCTGCATTGATGGCGGTATCTGATAATACACATTGTTCTGTCAAAATGTCAATCATCGCCAATACTTGGCCAACTTCCATTTGCAGTTCTTCTAATGTAGTTCCTGATTCTTCGGTTGGCCACCTAGATTCTGTACCAAAACGAAATACTTTAGATGCAGCTTGGATTACTTCAGCACATTCTTCTTGTAATATTAATAGTGCCTCTTTTTGTTTCTCATTCATTATTATCTTCTTCAATAAACTTAATCACAGGCATATATTCTTCCACTTTTTTAAGTGCTTCCAATTTCGTGGCAGCAATTACTTTGCAAGTATATAAACCATCTTTCATACTAATCGTAAATGGAACAACTCCATTTATAAACCATTCTTCTTTCACATAACACTTGATGTGCCATTCTCTGGCATTAAGGCATCGTTTAATCATTTCATCAGCGATCCTTTTAGGATCAAAATCATCCGCTTCAATAATATTAGACATTTTCGTTCAATAATTGTTGGTTACGACCTTCGTTTAAAAATACTTCAACCATATGTTTAGCATCAACTAATGTTTCTAATACATTCATCTTTCTATACAAACGGTCACCAATATACAACTCAACAACATAACAATGGTCATTATGAAAAATGTTGGCCTTTCTGTCAGGCCCATATTGTGTATGTAATAATTTCATTCATTTTCTCCAAAAGCATATTTCATAGCATCCGCTTCTGCTTCTTCTTCGGTGTTATAAAATTCGGTTTTAAATAAATCGGACTCTTTAAAAAAATCCACAATATATGGTGCCATAATACACGATGCCACAAATAATATGTCGGCATGGCGGTGTCCTTGGGCACCAAAAAAGGATACTAATTGTTCTATCATGCTATCATTCCTATAAATCGGTTGAGAACAACACGGTTAGCGACACGACCACCAGCATACTTACTAAACGCAGATACTAGACCACGGGTGGTGGCATTTTCTTTTACTTCAAAAGTATTATCTTCTTCTGTATCTAATGCTTCAGAACGGAGAACATAATACTCATCAAAGCCAGCCGTAGTAACAACAGCAAATTTAGTTTTACGGAATGAAGCCTTGATTGTATCGTAATTTGCGGTGCGTGGATAGAATTCATAAATCTTACGACCAAATTCACGACCAGAGATTACATAAAAACCTAACACATTACAATTGGTGCGAGCTTTCAATAACTTGACATATGCACCAGTATGACTAGCACAATTATATATGTTATCAACAATTTCTTGGTGCTTAGTCAATGGGTCACGAATAATCAAACCAAAATCTCTAATACCATAGTCTTTACCAATCCTGTGTAATTTGCCTTCTGTATTCTGGTCATAAGTCTGACGGAGTGAATGGCCTTCACCATCAGTTAAAAACACAGAATTTACAACTTGCAATTTGTATTGTTTCTGAAATGCGGGAATAATTTCCATAGCGGCAATAACTGCTTCATTCAATGGTGTACCACCCATCGACATAAAGGTAGGAGTGTATCTCTGATGATTGGCCATGAATGTTAAAATCTTGGCCGCTTTGGTAAATTCACCAGCCGACATTTTGCTTGATAGCAGATTCATCAGGTAGAAAGGGTTACTTGCAATATCGCCTTTCTTTGGTGTAATTTCATACTGGTGTGCATTAAACGATTCTGGTGAAGCGAAAGCATACACATCATATGGAATGTTTACTTTCTTACAGAACATTACCAAACTGATTAATTGCTTCATGGTGTTTGCAAGATGGTCGTGCATTGAACCAGACCAGTCTAAGAACATAACAAGACCATGTGATTTACCATTCGGCACTACCGATATCTTTTTAAAGATATCATCATTGAATTGATAAGAGAAAATCTTCTTCATATCAAGGTCGCCAGTTTTGGCCGTAGATGCACGTTTTAACTGGTCGGCATTTTTACGCAATTCAAATTCTTTAACAAGATAAGAAACCACCTTGCTCGTATCACGGCGCAGTTTATTATACTGACCATTTTCTGCTTTGTCAAAATTTAATGACCAGCGAGAATATTCATCTTCAATTTTTGCATACAAAACCTTGTATGATAGAATACCTTTCTTCATATCAAATTTTGGAATGTTACCATACATATAATTGCTTGCATTTTCAGCAAACAACTTTTTCTCATTTTGTTTAAATGCTTCATCGGTGAAAGCACGAACATTATCTTGTTCTATTTCTTTATGGTTGAATCGGTCATCATTACCAATAATTTCAGTATCTTCATCTTCACCATCGTCATAATCATCAGAAGCCTGTTTTGATCCAGATTCGGTTTCTTCGCCTTCTTCAGTTTCGTCACCAAAGTCATCGTCCCATTCGTTTGCAAAATCTTCACCATCATCACCATCCTCATAATCTTCGGAATCTGGCATATTGGCTTTACGCTCTTCTTCTTTTTGTTTCATAAAAGCGAGAACTTTTTGAGCCACAACTAAAACATCATCATAACTTTCGGTAGATTCAATCTCATTGAGTAAATTTCTTTCTTCGGCATCAAAACGAATACCGAGCATCGCACCACCTTTGCTGTGCATATTCACTCGGTCAACAAAATTCAATTCGTTTAAATCGACACCATTAGTGCCAAAGAAATTCTTTTGAGTTAATTCAACATATGCTTTTGTGAAAGATGAACGGAGGCCAGGATATTTGTATTTGACTTTCTTTTCAATACGAACATCTTCAATAACATTGGAAATGGATTGTGGGATCTTTAAATCTCTGGCACGGAGAAGGCCAGATTCAGGAGTATAAAGTGCATGGCCAACTTCATGACCAACAAAAAGGTCATAAAGGTAACCAGAAATATTCTTATCTAATACAGGAATTGTCAAAACACGATTTTTGACATCAAAGCAAGCAGTAGGAACATTACGCTGTTCTACTACTAAGTTCTCGGTAGCCATCAATTTGGCTAAAAGTGATTTGGATTCAAGTAATTGCATATAAGCTCCTAACGATTAATATAACAATTATACAGGAATCCTATATTCCGTCAAGCATTTTCTTAGAAAGTGTTGTTTTTTAGCAACACCAGTGATTATTGATACATTTCCTTCATCTTTTGGTAGTCGGAAAGGTCTTTTTCGTGTTGAGATAGTATTGCCCACTTGCGAGTTACGATATCCAAGCGTTTCCAAGCAGGAATTTCTTCATCATCTGCTCGTGCCGCTTCAAAAAATAGCATATTATTTGACATTTTTCAAATCTTTCTCAAAAAAGTTGTGTTCAATCGCTGATGCAAGCTCATCGGCAAGCTTCGGATTGAATTTTACGAGAAAATAAGCAACATCTTCAGCAGGAATATGCCTTAGATTGAATATAATCTCATCCATACCTCTATGTATTTGTGTTTCTTCCCATTGTGTTAACATAATTTCTCACATTTCATAATATTGTTCAATTACAACGACATTTTTGCCTCGTTGTTTGGCTTTTCCTAGTGCCACCATGGATTGTAACTCAATTTGTTGTTCTTGGCAAGATAAGGATTCAAAATATTCCTGAAAATCGTACCACTCATCATCTGTCCAACCTTTTGGTGCTGACATATCATCTCCTCATACTTGAAATTTCTTTGGCTTCAGTATCCGTGAATACCGGAACAGCATTAGACTTGTGCATTGTGCCAATGCCTTTCATTTTATCGCCAGTATAAGAATATTCCGTTTTTTTAACGCAAGGTATAAAACCTGTGTCAACGGATGCGTAATGGGGAGTTTCCCTGCCAGCAGGAATTCTAGGAGATGGTACAGATTTGGAAATAGTCGTGGACTTGGCATATTTGCAAATCCGTGGTATTTCTGAAATTGATTTTAACCAATCTTCGTGACGTTGTTTCACTAATTTTGGAACTTTGCGTTTTTTAGACTTCGGAATGTAACCGTATATAATCATAATGTAATCTCCCACTCGGAAATTACAAGTATACTACAGTTTAAGGAGAATGTCAAGAGATAGTGTTGTTTTTAAGACACACATACCAGTACCTATGGTACCAAAGCTTTATTTCGAAAGCGGACACCGATACTTATGCTAAAAAAATTAAAAAATAGTGGAAATAATAAAATTTCTTATAATATGAAATTAAAACCTGGTTGGCCAATCTTCCTTCTCAACCAATTTATGAGAATCTTCATATTCGTAATTTTTTAACTTCTTTACTTCTCCGTGTTCATCACGGCGTTTCTTACTGTGTAGAACATTTCTTGCGTAATCGTAATCATCAGAGTAATCTTTGTTTTTACGAAATTTACCTACAAATTTTGTCACTTACCTCTCCTATTTCATCGTTTCAAAAGTTATGCCTCTAATTTTAGTTTCGGGCATATTATGCATATCCATATTTGACACATAGGTAATGTCGGAATGTGGATAACAAATTTTTACTATTTTAAGTAGTTGGCAGACTGTACCATCAGAATCATTGAATGAGAATACTTCACCAACACATCTTATATTTTCAACAATCTCTCGGCGAGTATTGTAATTGTGAGTAAACCCACCAAGAGCATAGACCATCCACCAATCTGAATGAACTCCTACGACCAACCAATCACCTTTTCTCCTGCACCGTTGGAGAAAGCGTAAATCGTTAGAATCTAACGGATCGAATTCACCAACTGTTACGATAATTCGTTCTTTGTCGTGCATTTAGGGTAAAAGATTAGGGAACGCCTCTTTAACAAAATTATATGTCAAACCTTTCACGCCTTGGTCTTTTTTGAAGATACCAATAATAACTTCAGCTTCACGAGGTTCTATTGATTCTAAAAGTTGAATTAATAGTTCGTTTTGTTTTCTTGGAGATAATTTTTCAGCTTCAGGATGTCCTTCTTGGAAAAGATACAACTTTCTAATTTCGGTGGAAAGTTGGCATCGAGATATTCCTGGTTTTGTATCAGGAGTTTTATAATTCTCTGGCATTTCTTTAATTTTCCATTTACACTCTGGATGAAATGTGAATTGTAACACATCTACCAAGGTCTTTGATAGATTTTTTTCAATTACTAACATTCGTTCTTTTTTAGTGGTTACAGCTTCAAATTCATCAAATACTTCATAGATATTTTTCATTAAAATTCCTCAATAACGTCCATTAAATTCTTTAGTTTGTTTTCAATAAAATAATTTAACAGTTTTTGGCGAGATGCCGGTTTTGCTTCATTATATGTATTTATAATTTTTTCTTTGATATCGGTCGGTATTAAAGACAGGTCAATAAGTGTGGCATTTCTGGAATAGTTGGCTTTATCAGTTTCACTATAGTCAACCACATCTTCTTTAAGATACTTATCCAATACACTCTTGGTAATAGGTTTCTGTCGTAAGTCACGGACAAAGCAATCAGATGGTGAGAACATATTTGGAATACCGTCACCTTTATCACCACGAATAATCTTCTCTTTCAATTCTAAAGATGGATTATCAGATTTAACAAATTTCTTTTGTGCCGGATTATATTGTTTTACATTGCTGCCATAATATTGTAATTGTAAAAAATCTCCATCGCTTGATAGAATTAAAATCTTCTCATGAGCCGAATAAATTGGTACAAGTGTACCAATGATATCATCCGCTTCAGCACCTTCAACATCAATCACTTTGTATGGAAAGTTTTCACGCAGTTCAGATTTAAATTTGGCTAACATATCAAAAATCATATGCCAATCTAAATCAGACTTTTCTCTGGTCTTTTTACGACCAGCTTTATAGAATGGGAAAAATTCTTTGCGCCAATATTTACGATTATCACAACATAATACAACATCACCATAATCTTTACGGAAATTACGAATGTGCATACGGAGAATATTCAGAATCATGTGGCGAACCAGACCTTCGTCTAGTTTAACACCTTTTTGACTGGATATCTGTGCCATGAGGCCAGACAATAATACTTGATTTAAATCAACGAGAATCATAACAAACTTTCAACAGTTTCAAAACTACATTATACTATTATTTCTTCATCATGGCAAGCAGTTTATCCATGAGTTTATGTGACGTGGTAGTCTTTCTAGCAACTATGCCATAAAATCCACTTGGTATTAATCCTGAAATATATTCTAGAGGACAGGTGAGAATGGCTTCAAAGTTATCAACATCATCATATTCTTCCGAATTTTCTTGACTATCACGAAATAGAACAATGTGATATAGTTTGCCTAAAGTATTACCACCAACATCTTCACCGGGGTTCGCATATTCGGATCCCATAATATTGATTTTGCCTTCCTCATCTCCTGATAGAAATGTGATAAAATCAAATTTGTCTTTTTTTAGTGGTTGTAGAAAGTCCAGCATCTTTTTCCTTTATGTGAGTTTTTCTTACTCTAACCATAATCCATGTGTTGTAATATTCATCGCTTTCCAAAACTCCTCTGGTAAACTGTTCTTTTGCTTCCAAATAAGAACATTGACCTTTAGAGTGGCATAAATGAAGAATCTCACGGACAAAGTTATCGTGTCCGTATTGTAACACATCTTGTGTTAAGATGTCACTACTTCCATAGTAAGTTTGCCAATTTGAACTGGCTTTGTACCGTTTCTTTTTACCTTTGACTTGTTTGGTTTTGGCAGAATAAAATAATTTCTTGCCTATGTATTTTTTACCATTTGTCAGATTAGTTATCTGATACACGAACCCGTAATTATTACCAATCAAGTCTTCCGTAAAATCTTTACCATCATATTGCCAGTTTAGTCCCATTCCTTAGTATCCAAATCATCGTCATCATCCTCTATATAGTCCTCGGACAATTCTTCGATTTGTTCACCACAGAATGGGCAATGTTCTGGTAATTCTTGTGACACCATTTCTTCCATGAAAGAAACATTGTAGGTTGATTCACAACTCAGGCATTCGCCTGATAATGATTTGTTTGTCATTTAAACTCCTTAATGAGCCCAAACTTCACCCCAATTTCCTGACAAAGCTCCTTTTGCATAATCAGTTGCTCTATTCTCAAAGAAATTAGTATGTGTTGGTGCGTTAATCATTTCTTCTACCCATGGTAGAGGATTCTTTTTCACTTTAAACACACCTTTAAGACCCAAAGAGATTAGGCGGCGGTCTGCAATATAACGAATATACTTCTTAACATCTTCTGAAGATAAACCTTCCATTTGATTTACGCCAAATGCTAGGTCAATAAACTTATCTTCTAGTTGTACCATTCTTTCAGCAATGGTATAAATTTTTCCTTTTAGTTCATCATTCCAAATTTCACGATTTTCTTCTATGTATGTTCTAAACAATTTAATCATAGATTCTGCGTGTTGTGTTTCATCAACAATCGACCATGTGATAATCTGTCCCATACCTTTCATTTTACCATGACGAGCAAAATTCAACAACATAATGAATGAACTGAATAGTTGCATACCTTCGGTAAAGGCTGAGAACACGGCAATATGTGTTGCGGTATTCTCTCTGGTGGTATTCTTACTGGAGATATCCATCACATAGTCATGTTTCTCTCTCATGGCTTCATACTCTAGGAACTCATTGTAAGTGGTTTCAGGTAGACCTAGTGTTTCAATCAGGTGTGAGTAGGCGGCAATATGTAACGCTTCTCTGGCAGCGAATCCTGTAAGCATCATACGAACTTCAGGTTGTGGAAAGTATGGTAGATAGTTCTTAACATAACCACCAGCCACATCAATATCACCTTGTGTAAAGAAACGGAAGATTTGTGTTAGAAATGTTTTTTCTTCTTTGGATAATTTCTTCTTCCAATCCTTTACATCTTCAGCCATAGGAACTTCGGTATGTAACCAATGAGATTGTTCATGTTTTAACCAAGCATCATAAGCCCAAGGATAATTAAAGGGTTTGAAATAGTTGCGTTCTTCCGATAGATTTGATTCTACTTTTTTTATCATTATTGTTTTCCTTTAAAATTAACCTTCGCAAGCCAAACATTCGTTGCCTTGTGCAATAGCACTCATATCTAATTCTTTAATCACTTCTCTTTCAATTTTTCTGGCAACTTTGTCTGCTTTACCAATCTTTTCAGAACGACAATAGTATAGAGTTTTCAATCCTTTTTTCCATGCAAGAAAATGACAGGCATGGAGATACTTCAAATTAACATCTGGTCTAAAGAATAAATTAAGTGATTGTGCTTGGTCAATATACTGTTGTCTATCAGCAGCCAATTCAATCACCCATCGTTGGTCAATTTCCATTGATGTTTTAAATACATCTTTATCATGTTCAGACATCCATTCTAAATGTTGAACAGAACCATCATTTGCAATAATAGAGGACCAAACATCATTATACCAATCTTCTGGTTTATCATGTGATAGTTTGATAATCAATTCGTCCAACCAACGATTTTTATTTAAGAAAGAACCCGATAAAGTATCTTGACGGTAAGCATTTGCACGGTAAGGTTCAATAGAAGGACTAGTATTGCCCATAATAATGGAAGAAGAAGCATTGGGAGCAATAGCCATGAGATGACTAAAACGGTTACCAGTACCACTTGCATCTGGAGCTTCGCCTCTTTCCATACCCAATTGTTTGTTAGCTTCATTTAATCCCTTTCTGATACTACTAAAGATTCTGTTGTTGGCTACTTTTGCCATAACTCCCTCAAAAGCAATTCCGTTACGCTGAAGATAAGCATGGAACCCCAAAGCACCGATGCCAATGGAACGCTCTCTTTCAGCGGAGTATCTAGCACGAGCGATAGCATCAGGAGCATTAGCAATAAAGAAACTAAGCACATTATCGAGCATTTCAGCAACATCTTTAAGAAAGAGAGGTTCGTTTTTCCACTCATCGTATGTTTCCAAGTTTAAAGAAGATAAACAACATACAGCAGTTCTTTCTTCGTTTGTTGGTAGAATAATTTCAGAACATAGATTTGATTGGTGTACCTTCAAACCTTTATCTTTTAACCATTGTGGCAAATGATTGTTACTTGTATCAATGTAATGAATGTATGGTTCGCCTGTCATCATACGAAGCTCTAGAATTTTCTGCCAGAGTTCTTTTGCTGATACAACTTCACGCACTTCACCGGAATGTGGATCTTTTAATTCCCAATCATCTTTTGCTTCAGGATCCAACATACACGTTTCAATGATTTGCATGAAGTCATCGGTGATGTTGATACCATGATGTAGATTTAAACAACGAACATTAGGATCGCCTGTCGGCTTCCGCATCTCTAAGAAAGAGATAATGTCTGGATGAGAAATACTGAGGTAAGCAGCATAACTGCCCCTGCGAGTACGACCTTGCCGGTATGCCAAAGAACTGGCGTCATAGATTTTGAGGTGAGGCATGACACCAGTAGATTTATCGTCTGCTGAACGAATACCAAAGCCAATGCCAACACCACCCCCGAGCATAGAAAGCCAATTAGTTTCTGATAGGTTATCAACTAGTCCCTCCGCAGTATCTTCAATATAATTAAGGAAGCATGATATAGGCATACCACGCTTACTACGACCAAAAGAAAGAATGGGAGTAGAATAACTGAGCCAATGTTTACTGCTGTAGTCGTATAATCTCTGTGCGTGTTCCGGATTGGAACTAAACGATTTTGATACAAATGCGAATCTGTGTTGTGGGGATTCTTCATCTTCCTTCATGTAACTTTCTTTAAGTCTTTTAATTCCAAGTTCATCGAATAATTTATCTTTTTCTAAATCTATCTTGATACCTAGGTATTCCATGTATTCGCCTTGCTTTGTTATTGTGTTATAAATTCTTGAATCATCGGGAAAACCGGTTCAATTGCTTTAGCACAAGCCAATGCAATTTCACGATGTTCCTTTTGGGTACCTTTTTCACTTCGTAGTTGTATATAGTGAACCCAAGACCTCAGAGTTCCATTCATATACAACCTTGAAACTGTAATGCCTTCAGGCAATACTGCTCGTGCCTGTTCTTTTGCAATACCGTGTTCAATAGCCCAACGATATGCTCTCTCTGCTGCTACGATAACATAATCTTGTTGTGTTTCCCAATTTAATTTCAAACCAACATTATCCGTTTCAATACTATTTTGTCGATTCTTTTCATCTTGCAGTCTTGCTTCTTTAAATTCAAAGCCCAAATCTGCTACTGCATATCTTTGAGAAAACTCTTGGAATGAAAAGGAACGATGTCGTAATATTTGCCTTGCTATATCTCTTGTAGTTTCAATTTCTAAACATATATTCACCATTTCAAGTGGCGACCAATGTTGATGCTTAATTAAATAACGGACCAACTTTTCAGCTGTGTCGTTACTATTTTGATTTGATGGATTTGAAACTCTAGCAGCATATGCAACTTGCTCTAATAAATTTTTACCATCTGTTCCTTGTGTGTATGATATTAATTTTACATTCATAACTTAAACCTTCTTCCAATTCACCAATTCTGCTTTTGCTCTTAAATTAACAAATGTATATTTACTTATGATATCTTGAATTTCATCTGGTGAGAACCCATCTAGTATCATATCATTAATGTCTTTAGATTCAATCATTTCTGGCCAAATCACTACTTGATAATGTTTTTCTATCGCTTCATCAATTTTTTTAACTATCTCTTTATTACGGGGTTCATTATCAAACACCAATGTAACTTTGGACTTATCGTATATCGACATGATTGATTCCAAGTTACTGTCTGCGGTAGCCACAGCATTGTCTAGGAACATACTGTCAATAGGACCTTCCACCACATATATCATCTTCTCCTCGTCTATCCTATCAAGTCCAAAGAACTTGTGGTTATCTTCGTGAAGTTTGATAGTGATGTATCTTAGTTTAGATTCACCTAGTGCTCTCCCTTGAACAGCGACCAAGTTCTTTTCTTTATCATAAAACGGTATGACGAGCCGATTGTCTTTCTCTTTAAGGTTTGTGTTCTCAATCCCAAGACTTTGTATGAAGGCTGCGAAATCTTCCGCATAGTATAGTTGCGAGAAAAAGTCCTTCGGAATCCGTCTTTGCTGAACATAGACTTTAGCAAAATGCGCTTCTGGTAAAGAGTCGATAGATGGAAGATCCAATGACTTTTTGAATGTCGGTTTCTCCGTTTTGAATTCTTCAAATTCTGGAGTTTTATGGTCGCTTTTGTTGTTATCACCATTTTTATATCTTTCTAAAGCATATTCTTTTATAAGTGTTGGGTCAACTTTGTCCAAAAAGTTATAAAATGAAGTTGAAGCACCACAGTTATGACACATATAAAAGTAGTCATTCTTTTTGCGATAAACATAACCACGAGATTTGGTTTTATTTTTCTGTGAGTCGCCACAGAGCGGACACCTAAAATTATAAAGGTCTTCCTTCTTTTGGGTAAACCTTTGTAATTTTGGCGAAATGCGGAGCAGAAAAGCTCTGTCAATAAAAACACTCATAATATATTTAATCTAAATTGTAATACTATTTAAGGAATTTGCTTATTGTATCAGGATTTACATGAGAAATCAACCATGAGATAGCAATAATACCACCGGCAACCATCCACTTCCATTTGAGTAAAGCATCCAAAGCATCTTTCTCTTGTTTGTTATGTTCACTCATATCTTTACGGAGAGATTTGAATTCATCCATAATTTCTTTGTTTGAAGATTCCATCTTATCCAAAACGGTATCTATTCGCTGATGAATTTCTTTGATATCGGTTTCCGTTTCTAATCTTCGTTTGTCCATGTCCGTATATACCTTTGCAATATGGCGGTCGTGTTGGTCCACCAGTTTTTCTATAATCTGGTCCATTTTATTACAAAGTGCAGATAAAGTCAATACTTGTGTTTTTAAAACACCAATATCCACTTTAATGTCGGTATCGTCAAACTCTGCCATTTATTTCTTTTCTGGTACTTTTGTGCCTTCTAATTTCTTATGCACTTTTATTTCTTTACAAACTTCTTTTTCTTTACCAGTTTTTTGGTCTTTCTGCACCACGCAAGCCTTTTTAGTTTCAGCTGCATATGCAACTTGATAACCAACAGCAGACCAAATAACGAGATTGAGTGCAATTAAAAACTTTTTCATTTCTGTTCTTCCTTTTTAGCAAATTTTTCTGAGGCAGTAAATCCTAATCCCGCAATCACCAAGTATATCATTGAATCAAATAATGATGTGGTTACTTTATAACCATGTATGTCAGCAATAAAACCATAAACACACACAATAAACGCCAATAATGTAATAACCCTCTTACTACTAACAGAGCCATTAACACCATCAGATAACATACTATTTAACCAATTCATTTCATAACTCTGGTTGTGGTGGTTGAACAGGTGCTGGTTTACCACCAAATCCCGTTACAACTCCCGGTGTAAATGGTGATGCTGTTGGTGTTGCGGTAAATTGATTTGTGTTGCCACCAAACGAACCAGTAAACTGTGATGTATTTCCACCAAAGCTTGTTGATGAACTTGGTGTAGATGGTGTGGTTGGTGCAGGCGATACTGTTGTTGGTCTATTAGCCAATTCTAATGCTCTTTTTTGTGCATCCTTATCACCACCAGCCAACATGATACCTGACAATGTACCAGTCAAGAATGTGGCGATAGGTACAATCAACTCAAAGAACTTTTGGTCGATTGGAGAAATAGCGTTGAGTGGTTGTGTTACAAAAATTAAAGAATACAACACAACGAATACAATACCAAACAATGTGAGTGTCAAACAAATACCAATGAAAAACTTCAGTCGAGCCATCAACTGCTCTTCTGTATACATGAAATCTGTTTCTGGTTGTTTTTGTTCTTTGTTAAATAAATTCATTTGCAATTCGCTCCGGTTACTGTTGGTGTTGGTGTTTTTTGTGCGAGTGACTTATCTCCAGCAGGACCAACTCTTGGATCATTTTGACCTTTAAAAATATGTTCCGGACAAGTTCTAGTTACATCACACCATGGTAATTTACATATATCTTTATCCCAATTTGCTGGATCTTGGCATGGATATCGAAATCTATCACCACTAAAATAAGCCAACGTTAAGGGCAATAATAATATAAACAAAATCCACTTTAATAACTTCTTATCATTCATCAATGAACTCCCAATACATGAAGTGCGTGTTCATAATGTTTAATTCTATCTTCAAGTCCAATGGTACCACCATTAATACGCTTTGTTAATGTGAGAATGTCGCCTTTATCAGCCCATTGGTTTAGATTGTTTGTTTCCCAGAACCAACAAGCAGATTGTGCTGCACCTTCAAATGTTTGTAAATATTCAGATGCTTCTTCAACAGGTACTTCAATTGAGGCAGCAAACCAAGAATAGTTCTCTTTGCCTGTCAATTGAATTAGGCCACGACCACAATATCTGAAACCATCACCAGAAGCTTCATCACCATTACCCATACGATTAGCATAGATACGATTTGCAATTGCTTCTTGTTTATTTGGTTTGTTTGCATACTCATTGGCCAATTCATCTGTTGGAAAATACTTGGCAAAGAGTTTACGCAAAGTCGGCGCACGATAATTTAAATTCTCTTTGAGAAATACAAAATTACCGGATTCGTGAGCGCATTGTGCTATGAAGGCAGCAATGCGTTGAGGTGTATTGATACCATAATCGGGTAACAATTGTGACAATGCATTGTGCCATTGGTCAATGTATGGATTCTTTGGAAGCAATTGCTTCAGTTGATCTTTTGTCAGTTCCATTATTTCTTGATCATTCCTAAAATTTTAGCTTTAATTGCTTTAGCCCAAAAAGGTTCTGGAAAATGCCAACCTACAAATGCGCCAACTAAAACCCAAAAAAGTGTATCTACCATTTTTTATTCCCCTTATGCCATTAAAGAAGCTGCACTAATAGCAGCGTTGATGATTAAATTTAATTGCTCTTTTAATGCCAATCCTTCAGCATCGTCAGCAATACCTTCCATAATATTAATGCCTTTCAGCAATTCGACATATTCTTCTTTACTAACTAATCCATCGGCCAACATTTTATTGTATTCAATGATGTAAGCATTTAATTGTTCTGGTGTCATCTTGGTTTGCTCCCTAGTACATGTTGAATTGTATCAGCTGATTTAACAATCTGTTGTAGTTTTGCTTTACAAAAAATTGGTGAAATCTTTTCTGCTTTGTTAAAATAATCTCTTGTATCTTTTGTCAATGTCAATAACTTGGTTGACATATTATCCGTATCTTTATTTCTTGGTATATGAGATGTAAAATTCTTAAATTCTAAAGTTTTAATATACAAATCATTTACCTGTGCAACAACTAATAATTGATTGCCACAATTTTCTTCGGCAACTTGTGCTTTTGTTTTAATATCATTAACAATGAAGTATTCGTTAGTGTCATACTTGGCCATAAAGTAGGCATCAAATAAAGTACAACCACTTAACAATACAACAAAGGCCAATGGTATTAATTTTTTCATTAATTACACCATGATTGCTTTGCATCACCAAAGTATTCACGAGCAAAACCATTTTGAATTAGACCTGTGCGTAATGATTGTCCATCTAAAATGATGTCACCTAAGACACGGCCACCAAATTTATCCCAGCTATACAACACAACTTGACGCTTGGTAGATTTTGCAATGGCGGCTTTTGTAAATTCAGTAGCGGCCTTGCCACGGGTATCTTCGGAAGGACATTGAGCTCTGTGTCCTTTTTCTGGAGTATCCACACCGAATATTCTAACGGCAAGTTCGGGTTTAAGTGGTGCTGGTAAAAAGGGAGCCGCTATGACCACAGTATCGCCATCAATCATGCGGACAATCTGTGCATCATAGGTTACACCTTGCGGAGTTTTTTGTGCCATCACCAACATTGGCATTGCAAGTAATACAAGTAGTAGTTTTTTCATTTTACACTATCAAATATTTGTTTCTGTTGTTTATACCATAACTGCCATGCGTTATATCTATCTTGTAACTCATAATACAGTCCGTAATTCTCATTAGCATTTTGTAACAGGTCTGCTAATGTCTTTTTATCTTCACTTAGAGGCTTTAGAACCGGAGCGGGCTCCATTAGCACTTGAGGAGCCTCTGGAAATTTTTGGCTCAACGGCACGGTTGTAGAGCATCCAAGCATCATCAGACAACTCACACTTAGAATTAATAGCTTCTCTCTTTGCTTCAATATCCCTAGCATTTCTATTCACCTTCTCTTTAATCAACTCTTTATTTTTACTAACTTCATTTGCCAACTTTTCATTGACCTTTGCAGATTTAATTTCTGCTTCTTTTATCTTTGCTTGCATTTCGGCTATTCTAGCACGATATGACATTTCTGTGGCATATCCTCCTTCAAAGAATACACCAATCACTAATAATACTATACCCAATTGTCTGCCAACCAAAGCGTATGGTTGAACCATAGGTATAAATCTAACAAATGATCCTATAAATGTTAATACAAGTCCAAGAATGACTAGACCATGTATTGCCCATTGTAAAATCCAATCAGGAATGAATGACAAGAACCACATATTAAGCCTTTGGAGGTTTTCTCCTGATGGACATCATAACAGGACTCTTTCTTTTCCTTCTATTAACAGCACTAGCACTAATGGGATCGGTAGACGTTGCAACACCAGTTACATTCGTTGGTCCTGATGAACCACCTATTGCACCATCTTCATCTATAACTCTCATTGACCATTCTTCTTCACCTTCTAAAACTGGAATATCAATTTCTTCAGGTACACAATTAGGTACCATACGGTCACCTTTTTTCTTCATACCTCTGGCAACATAACCTCTCCAACAGGCTTCAAAAACGTTTTCAGTTTTTACATTAATTGGTGCACCACGGCGTTCTGGATTAGGATCTTCTCTACGCTTTCTACGAGCAGCTGAAGCACGGGCATCTTTACCAATGGCGTGTGCTTTGGCTTGAGGTAAACACTTTGGTTTGCCTTCGCCTGGTTCTCTCGCACAATCACCTTTGATATTACCTTTAGTGTCCATGCGAACCCACTTTTGCTTAAACCATTGGCGTAAATCTTCACCAAGGTATTCTTTAAAAGATTGCATTAGCAGTTCCACTTTCTTAAAGCTTTATTGATACGGCTATCTGGATCATTTGCTGTCTTAGCAGAGGTTAATCGTTTCTTCATGCCACCCATACGAGCACAAAATGATTTTCTACGATTGGCTGATTTAGAACCTGGTTTTAGTTTAGACGGCTTTGTTGTGACAGCCATAGATAATTTGGAACCTGGATTTTCTCTACGATAAGAGGCAATACCTTTACGATTCAGTCCACCCTCTGGATCTTTACCTGCAGAACGTTGCCATGCTGGAGATTTTTCATCCAAGTATTCTTCGGTTACAAACTGTTTGAATGTTTTCATATTTGCCTCAATATCTCTGCGACATTAACATCTATTTGTATTTCTACGACCGAAATGTTTTTACCTCTAATACCGTAAACCATTTCTGGTACAATGTTCAAATATGACAAGAAAGTTTTGAGTATATCATAATCTCTCTCGTCTATCTTATAGAATAATATTCTAGCCGTTGCTTCAGGACCAAAAACATTATTCAATAAAATAATATGATTTAATATTAATCTCTCTTTAAGAGATTTAGTAATTTTATATCTACGAAACAAACGCTTCAAATATTTTGTTCGTTTAATATCGCTCTCAAATTCAGACATAATACAATGTGGTGCATCGTAGCACTTTACCGCATATATCAAAAAATTATCATCATTTAAATCATCAATCATTATATCATTCTTCTTCTATGTCTGGTTCCTCTGAAGAAAGATAATCATCTAACTCATTTTCATCAGATATCATCGCTTCAACATCATAGTAACCATTATCATTCATTTCATAAGAAAAATAAAAATAATGTTGAACTTCATCCAAATTATTCATCTTCTCTACTGTGCCATTTAATTCGGCACCCGAGCGAGCACCGAATTGATCTATATGCACAATTTCTTCACCCATATCCAAATCGTGAAATATTACTTTAGGGAGAGTTATGCCAAATAAAACTAAAACTTTACTTACACGATTCCATGCTGAATATGGATTTATATTGTTTCCTGCTACAGCTAATGCTAGGTTGTGATTCAACTCTTGGCGGGTTGTCTTGTCCGCCAAGTTTGAACCACTCTTTTCAATGTGTGCGATAGGAAATGAATCATGTCCTTCTGCAACAAATTGCTTAAATCCTAACATTAGGCAACCACATCAAGCTTAGCAGGTGTAGAAGTTACTGCTGTAGCCTCTGTACCTGTTGCGTTGATTACTACACGGTAGTAGTTGTCGTCAGCATCAGTAAATGTAGGAATAACTACCAATGCGGCTGTTGTTCCACCCGTGTATGTTGTATTTGCGGGTGTTGCATTGACTACGTTTACATATGAACCACCAATTGTTGCAGAACGCTGCCATTGGAATGTCAACGGAGCTGCTGTGTTACCTTCGGTGATACTTGCTGTTACACGGAATGTAGCAGTATTACCAACTGTCAAGTTAGCAGTATTGCTGCCTGGTTGTGAACTAATAGTAATTGTTGCATCAGGATAGATTGGGCTGGTATTGTCTGTGATAATGCCGGTAGCAATCAAAACTTCTTGTTGCACACGACCTGCACGACCACCAGATCCAACGGTGCGTAGCACCCATCCACTATGAGCCACTTCATCATTAACATCAGCTTCAAAGGCGTCAACAGCAAATAAACCAATAGTTTCATCAGTAGTATAAACATCTGGTGTTGTATTTTGGTATAATAATGCTACGTTGGCCGCTGTTGGAGCAGAAGCGTTAATTTTTGTATCTGTTGCGTTTATAATTGTCGAATTTACAGCCCAATACGGTGCGTTGGCTGCATTATCGTTATTTCCCCATGATGGCATTTTATTCTCCTTAAATAGCCTTGTTTGTGTTTATTTATCTGTTTTTTTATTACTGATTTTATTATCAGGTCTTACTGGTTTTCTCATTACTGGATCAATTTCCAAAGTATCTCTGGTTTGACCTGTTAATGTTGTTCCACCTTTTAAAATCATAGCAGCTTGAGCCTCATCGTCACCATAAACCTCTTGTTTTTCAGTTTTTGGTTTCTTGCCATATGTCGCTACTGATTTATCTTCTTTTTCATGGTCATATAAATCTTCTTTGACCATCTTGTGTTTTCTGTATAATGACTTAATCATACGAGCTGATTTAGACATTTCTTTTCTTTTAGAATAAGTTGGTTCTCTATCATCAGCCTGTGTCCCCATATCAAAGGCTGTCTGTGTTGCAGCCTGAGTATCTTGGAACACATCTTCTTTCATCTTCATTTCATCTTTTCTTTTACCAAAAGTAGAACCAACTGATTCAGATGTTGGTTTATAACCAGTCTGACGGTCTATTGAACGGTCAATACTAGCAGAAACTTTTTTAATCCTTGCATTGCGAGGTTTTGTAGAGGTTTCTCCTGGTTTCTTATTTGCATATGAAAAGTCAGTTAAACGTTTCTTATGATAAGACTTGACAGTAGACATCTTCAACTCATCAATCTGTTCTACTTCTTCTTTAACGGTAGTGTGTCGTTCTACTTTTGTTAGTCGGCAACCTTCTTTACATTTTTCGTTTGCTTGACGGATTGCATCTTCATCATCTTTTGCAACTAACAAATTCATTCCTGTCCACTCACCTGTTTTTGGATCTTCATAATGTGCAGCGTGTGTATGAGAATCATTTTTTTCGGTGATATCAATTTCTTCGTTAACAGATTTCCAACCGCCACCCATTGCTTTGTATTTTTTGGAAGCCCAACCATTGGCATATGCAGAAGGATAAACAGCAAATTTAGATTTAGCAGCTGCTTTGGCACGAGCCCATTTTTCTGGACTTGTTGGTACATTCTTCTCTATAATCTGCTCTACTTCTTCTTTCATCTTCATTTCATCTTTTCTTTTACCAAAAGTAGAATGAACCAGTTTGTCTAACTTCTTATGAAATTTAGTTTCAGTTTCTTTACTGACACCAGATTCCTCTTTATTGAGTTGTTTCTCTAAACGGTCAATAGAACCTTTCATATCTTCTTTACCTGCAGCATGACGAGCTTTCATTGCTCGTTCAATATCATCATGTTTTCTTGCTCTTTCGGCTGCAGCTTGACGAAACTTATCTAAAGCAGTACCTTGAATTGTTTTTGCCTCAGAGAATGACCGTTTAGCCATAATCTTAGCTAACTTACTCATGGCCTTTTTACGAGGTTCAGCACGCTTTGGATCTTTACTAGTTGTTTTAAAAACATAAGATGCCAAAGTTTCAGGAGCTAACTCATCAATTTGCTCAACTTCTTCGGTTTGTGCTCGTTGTTGTTTCATTTTATCCGCAACAGTAGTTGAAACAAAATTGATTGGGTCATCAAACTGGTGGTCACGCCTCCATTTATGAAACTCTGAAGATTTTGCATGAGATATTTTTGTATCTTTACTAACAAACTCTGGATTAATGCCACGAGATTTAAGATAAGCGTGTAATTCACCTCTCTCACTCTCGGTGATGCCTGCACGAACAGACCATGGTTCATTTGGATCGGTGCCAAAAGTGGGTTTCTTATCACCCCTAACAATTAGTTTTAATTTCTTTGCGTCCATGTTTTTACCTTAGCCGTTATTTCCTGGAGCTTTACCCAACATCTCTGTTTTGATTCGTTTCATTGCAGCACGAGCCAAATCTCTAGCACGGGACATTGGCGTATGTTTTGCACCTGACTTATCTGTTACCGTTGAACCAATTTTCTTATATGGTCCTTCAAAAGGTGGTTGGTCAGCATTGGTTACAAAAGGAACTGTATCAGACTCAGGTCCTTTACCTTCTGAAACCCCACGAGCTTTGGCCAAGTTTTCCTTTGAAGAAATAGAATCTTTACTTCCGGCTTTAACATCAGCAACAGTCAAAGGTTTGTCACCACGAGCCTTTCTAATGAAAGCTGGAATATCAGACCTTTTTACTTCTTCTTTCATTGGACCTCCACGAAATTTTACTTTTGTGGATCTACCATTTGAATTGGGACCAACATCATCGGATTGTGATGTTACTTCTTGACCTTTTAGTGTATCTTTGGTGCGAACTCTAGGATCAATTTCTTCTTGAACATTTGCAGCTTGCATAAACTTTGCACGGTCAAATCTTGGATTTTGACGATGAAAAATTTCAGCGTGATGTGTAGCCAATTCTTTACGTTTATCATGGTTATCATGTGTTTTAATTAAATCTGCAACCATTTGAAAGTCTTTACGAGATACAGCCTCATCAAGTTCTTCTTTCATAGCTTGTTTAGTAGCAGTAGCATACATTACAGATTTAGCATCTTTTCCATAACGCTGTCTAAAACCAGCAAAGCCTTTTTTCATAGACTTAACAACTTCTTCACGCTTTTTCATTTCTGGCTCTGTCAATGAACGCTCTCCAATGGTGACTTTTGCGTAACCGTTTAACTCATCCATTACAACTTCAACTTCTTGTGCATCCTCTTTATTTAATTTTGCTTTAGCCTGTTTGATACCAGCAGTTCTTTTTTTTGCTAATTGATACATATCATTTGCAGTTTTACCATCACCACCTTGACGAGCTGAATCCCGCACTTCTTTAGATGCCCTTAATTCTGGCTTAGCTTTATTAACATAAGACTTCAAAGCATCAGGACTCAATTCATCTAACTGTTCTGATTCTTCTTTTCGGAGAATTTTAAAGTCTTGAGCGTCAATCTTGTTATTTTTATTCTTATCAATCTTATGTTGATTACCTTTGAGAGCCTCAATCAGTTTATCTTTAAACTCGGTATCTTCTTTCATTTTTTTATCAGCAACTGCCTTTTTCATTGGCTCTTTCTTGTCACCGTCTTTGTCCATATCCAAGAAGTCTGGCTTGGCAGCTTCATCATATTGACCTTTGGTTTTCATGTAATCTTCTTTGTCTTTTTGCATCAAATCTTTAGACTTAGGACCTTTGAGTGTGTCAATTTCTTTTTTAACTTGGTCACGGCGTGCTTTAGCGGAATTACCATAGGAAGAACCGTAAACTCTCATGCCAGTTGCAGTAGGTACTTTTTCTGCTTCGTCCAATTCACTTTCTTCTTCATGCATTTTCTCTACGTGCTTGCTGACTTCACCATCTTTACCGTGCAGTCTTTTTTCATGTTTTTTTACTTCATCTTTACATGAATCTTCTTTTTCTGTAATTTTTTTTACAGCTTCAGCAACGGAATTCATCTTTAACTTATTAACGAACATTTTATTTCTCCTGTTTGTTCTTCTTTTTAATTTTTATTTGTGTACCAATATTTCGTTCCGCATCTTTATAGGACTGCATCGGTTCAAAGTTAGTAGCGCCATTCAAAACACCCCCCACACCCATATCGGATATAGATGGGTCATTTTGAAAGCCTTTATACTCTTTAATTGTTTTTCTAAAACTACTAAATTCTTTTTGTTCTCTATATGTTACATCGCCTAGACCGGACATGGGATATACTGTTCCCTGCTGGCGTGTATCAAATTCTGGCCCCACACCTGTGGTGTTCCGTATTCTTTGACTTACGGTTGGTGCATCTACTATTCGCTTCTTCTTTACTTTTTCTTTGTCTTTGGAGAAGTTGGTTTCTTTTGGTTCCGGGTTGACGGTGAGCGTTGGCTGTTGGGCTTCGCTGTACGTTTTGAAGATGTAGGTTTTTTGTCGCTTGCCAGCGTTGTATCTGATGTCATCGGATTGAGGCTCGTTTGCTCTGTTGTCGGGGGACAAACTGTCGAGTCCGGCTGCTCGGAGTTCTGGATTGGTTTTAATCTTAACAAATTTATTAGTGTTTTGAACATTTTTTTCTTCCTTCACTAGGTTATTACCTATATTTAACTTACCACGTTTTTCTAACCAAGACAAGGAGATATCTCCATACATCTTGTTTTCTATGAATTCATTGATATTTAGGTAAGTTTTTGTTATATCTTCCTCAATGGATTCAATTGAACCTGTATTATCTATCTGCATGAAATTATCAAAAGATTCGGCAAAAAGTTGTTTGTTTTTCTGAGCTTGTGACCACTTGTCATACCGGATGGATTCAACCATCATACGAGATAATTTGGTATTTCTTTCTTGACTGACTTCATTGGTGGTGTTTACAAATACCATCATAGTAGAATAACCTAAGTCTTCCAATTCTTCTTTGATGTAATGTATTTTATCAAAACTATCTGCTGGTCCATTAATAATCAAAGGTCCACGATTACGAATAGACTCTCTGCGGAAATCACTAGTTTTTTCAGATAGTTTTTGTTTATCCGCAAGGTAATCATAGGCTTGGTTGGCATTGAGTTCAACGGCACGAGCTTCTGGTATGGATTCACGAATGATGATATCTTTACCAGAACCAGGTCCACCAGTCACAAAAATTGCTTTGAACACACCACGGTTAATGTTTTCATGTATTCCCATACCTTTACGAGTATCATGGTACAGTTCTTTTGCGTGGTTATCCGCAACGTGCTCTGGTACACCTTTTTTGAATTCTTTGTAATTACCTGAAGCTGCATGACTACGCATCTTGGTGCCAGACATACCCTCAGAACCTTCAGCATCTGGATCACGATGGCCAGCAGAATGAACAGTAATTTTTTTGAAATCATAATGACCATGTTTACCTTTTACACCATTGTATTTGTGTAAAGAATCTTTGAATTCTTTAACACGGTCAGAACCAACAACCACATGAAGATGAGTTACACCTTGTTTGTGTAATTCGGATGCATGATGAAAGATAGATGGATGTTCCTTTGAAGATGATTTTAAATTAGTACCCGGTGCGTATCTTTTTAAGTGTTTAACTTTAGATTCACCAGACAACGGATTCTTCTTAGAATCTTGTGAATGAGATACCACAACAGTATGTCCTGCATTGTTTTTATCTGCAACTTCTTTAACTTTGTGAATTAACTTTAAGTGGCCTGTGGTTGGAGGATTCATGCGACCAAAAGTCATCACATGATGTTTCTGTGATGATTCAGCTTCTTGAACTATCTCTAAAAATGATTTCATTTAATCTCTATGGCCTAATGTTTTTTTAAATTTATGTAAATCATCATCTTTATCCAAATCAATGTGACTTTTGTTTAAACCTTTTACACCATCTGGATGAAAAGCAACAGTTCTTGCCGATTTGTTACCTTTTTGTTTTTCTCTGATACGCCACTTACCTTTACCAGAAATGGAAGGAAGTCCATGGCCAGTTTCGTCTTTCTCACCAACTTTATATGTTCCGTGGCCACCAACTTGTAAAACATGAACATGATGGTCTTTTAAATAACCTTCAGCTGGGTGTAAATTTGGATGTTTAATTTCAATAGTCTTTGCTCTTCCTGAACTAGTTGATTGTTCTTTTTCTGGATCAGGATGATGTTTGTTCATATGATTAAGTATGCCAGACTTTTCTATATGTTTAGCATATTCTGGCCTTTTTGCTTTTTGTGAATCTTTAATGTGCCAACCTTTATCTTTACTGTGATGAATTGTTAATTGACCCATAGCCGCTGTAGTGCCATTTTTCGTTTCACCATTAAGTAGATGGCCAGAAACAGTACCTGCATGAAACTTACCTTTTTTTTTATTTTCAACTGCAAAATCGGTACCACTTGAAGAACCGGCACCAGATAGGTGTTCCGGCATAATCTTGTGGTGTTTCATTCTTTCAACAAATTTTGATTCGTATTCATGGCCTTTATTTTTAGGAGCTTCACCCGGTTTATGTAATTTTGAAATAGGAATTACATGATGATTACCGGTTTCATCTTCTGCATGAACATGAATTTTTCCATTAATGTGTTCAGCTTTATGAAGTTTTACAGATGAACCTGCAGGAATATCATCATGCTCTTTGGCCAAAACATGAGTGTGTTTATCGGATCCAATGTGTGGATCGATATATCTTTTTTGATGGTCCTCTCCGGTTTTACCGGAAGCAGTTAAAGTACCACGACCTTGTTCTTCAATTAAAAAACCCTTAAAGCTTTTCATTTCCTAACCTTTAACAAATTTTGTTTAGCAAACTCAGCACGATTAACCAATTTGGTTGGTTGATTATCGTGATGAACTACGAAACCTTCAGGCTTGGACTTTTTACCTTCGATGTGATGTTGGTAATGTCCTTCATGTGTTTCTAGTGATTTAACCAAAGCATTTTTGGCTTGGTGTAAATGATGATGCATAGATAACAAATTTCCATAATGTGATTTGTGTTTTTCTACATGAGAAATTTGTGATGCACCTTCTTTAGTCTTTTCAGATTTAGACTTCTCAGTAGAAACTTTTGCGGCCAATTTTGCATGAGCATTCTGTAGATGTTCTTTAAATCCTTTAACACTTGGCACTTCGTCATGTCTTACTGTTTTGTTTATGTATGTTGATAGGTGGCCAGCTTCTCCACTATGTTTTGGATGAACGACATCATACATTTTGTGACTATGTGTGTCATGGATTTCTTTGGCTGCAGCCATATGTTTCTGGAAATGTTTTTCATTCTCAGCTGAATGTTTAATTTTACTGGTGTCGTGTTCTGCACCATGAATATGGACATCTGGATGTTCTTTGAACTTACTCATGTCTACATGGGGTGTATTATGCTTTAAGTCGTGGCTGTATTGTGTATGAACCACAACACCAACCTTAGACTTTTTTACTTTCTCTGCTTCTTTACCTTTGGCAGTATAAGTGATTGTGTTTGGAGTAAAAGAAACATCACCTTTTGCTTCTACAATATATCCTTCATGTAAATGTTTTGTGTCAGCATGATGCATCAGGTCACCCTGAAATACACCTTCTTTTGGTGTTACTTTTGGTAAATGTTTTAATGCGTGTTTGAGTGTCTTTGCCAGACCAGGAGCATGGCCATGATTTTTATCAATGTCGGCTTCTGTATGGTTGATTTTTGGATTTTTATTAAATGCTGATTTGGTTGCAACAAAGAATTTATTATTCTTAGGATGGTGGCCAAAAACGATTGATGGAGAACCATCATATTTCATTGTTAAGTTGGTGCTCTTGTGGCCACCAGTCATATGTTCATGAGCCTTCATCAAAGCTGCATGAGCGTGTTCAAAACCTGCGTGGCCATGCATTAATGGCCTATCTTCCGCATGATGAATGTGTTTAAGTTCAGAACCCTGTTCAGATTCTTCCGTTAAGAATGACTTAAATGATAACATTGAATTTCCTTACTAGATATGCAACACACTTTGGTTGCCGGTCGCTTATTTATACAACTTCTCAACCTTTATGGTACAAACTTTTTCCAACGATTAAATTATTGGGTTAGATATATACGATCCAAAATTGTTGGATTTTAGTTCCATTTGGTACCTTCAAAGTCCAGCCAGTAGGTCGTCATTTTTCCTTTACCCTCCATCAAATAAAATGGTAAAGTGTGGACTAATCCCCTACTGGATCCGTAATATATCAGGTCTTTAGGTCCCCTGTCAAGAGCCCATGCAAAGTGACTAGAGCCAGTATCACCACCTACAAAAATTTCGGCTGTGGTAATGTGGTAATAATTCTGAACGAAATTGGTAGAATACCGCCAGCCTTCAAATGGGCAAGCTTCGGTAGGTTCACCTTTTTTACAGATTACTTTTTCATAATCTTTATATTCTTCGGTAGAATATTTGGCAATAATCTGTTCATATACATTCTTTGGCCAATTGCGCCATTGATTGTATGGGGCATCAAATAATGGAAATACAGCAATCTTTTTTTCCATTGGTGCATTGTTTGGTATTTTTACCAAGTCACCGGATATATCTCTGAAATCCCAAACATTAACTTTTCTCCAAGGCAATGATTGTTCACCTGGTTCTGTTGAAAAATAGTTAGTCATCTTCAACATTATCTCATAGAATGTTTGACAATGTGTGTCGGAGCTAACATTTCCAGGTTTCAAATGAAACTGAATCATTGGGTCATTGTTGATTTTTCGTATGTGTTCTAATACATTAGCAACACCAATCATATCACCATTTCGGATAGTACCAAAGGTTCCTGGTTCAATATTAATAATCATAATAATTTTTGTAGTTCATTTGCGTGAACCAATTTTCCTTTGCGATTGAGATAGAAATGTTTTTCAAATACTTTATTGATATCTTTTCCATCGTCCCATGATACATTATCACCTACACGAAACTCTGGTTTCCAATCTTCTGCTTTCCAAACACAATATAGCGAAACATTACAGAGGTCGGCTAACATACCAACACCAGTAAAGTTGGTGATAAAAGGTTTTTTTAGATTTTTAATGATGTAAACATTTTCTAACATTGGTCGGTTGAAATCAATAAATTCACAATCTTTTAAATGTGATAATACATGAGTTTCTCTACGAGTATCAATATTGCCAATCGACCATCTATCACCAACATAATATGTATCTTTCACAACAATATCATACTCTGGTGTTTTTACTGTGAAATCATCATCAACTCTAAATGTCATCTTATGATTATCTTTCATAAAGTTCTCATAACGACAAGTTTCAATTGGACGATTCGGATCACTTTTATCTTCTCTGGTTGGCCAACTACTCATTGGTATTGCACCCATAAAGAATATGTCAGCATCAAATTCAACGCTACTGAAGATGTCTTGATACACTAAGAGTTCTTTTAGTCCTTTGAACTTCTTCATTTCATGTTTAATAATTAAATCAAACTTACCATACGACTTACTGATGCCAGAAAGAACAGGTAAACCATTCAAAAAGTCGCCTAAGTTGGCAGTTCCATTAAGATATATTTTCATTCATTAAATTCCTTAAAAGCAACAAACCAGTCATTACTAGAAACTTTGTGTAGTTCAAACAATTCTGGTTTCTGTAGATATGACATCAACAGTAATGTCTGGTCATCATCTATTAAATTATTTTTAATTAACTCACCAACATTATGGTGAACTAATTGTTCCAATATGGGCCACATATCTTTACCTGCAACAATACATGGTCCAGTAACATGAACATCATTGTTGAAAATTACATCTTCAATATATATTCCTTCTTGCCAATCTTTTAAATTAAAGAAATGAATTTTATCTTTATCAAAAGGATATTGCCATTTCTTTACATTATTACGAGTAGATTCTTCACGGCAATAACCAAAATCTAACCAAGCAACCAAATCTGTTTTTATTAAGTTTGTTTGCATGGCTTTCGTAACGAAAGAAGATTTTAGTAAATTGACGAGAACGTAGTCAGCATTCCAATATTCTGGATTTTTTACTTGAATGGGATTTATTTTGGCTTGATATTGTGGGTCTTTTTGTACCTTAGTAATTTCTTCTCTAAGTTTTTCAAAACTATTAGGAAAATCAATCGCTAGAATTTCTGTTGGTCTATCTTGTCTTATGAACTTTATATCATTTATAAATTCTTTTGATGTAAAGACGACCATTGGGTTGTCAAGTTTGGCCATATGACTAAACCTGTCAAAATAAGTTTTATTGGTTCTGTGTAGATAATGGGGCAAACCTTTATCTGGTGTCCAATCACCACGACCAATGTCAAAGAAAGCGGTAACTATTGTAATGTCATTCATATTTTTCTTGCTACAAATAAAATACTATTATACTCTTTTTTTGTATTAATGTCAAGTGTTGCATATTGAAAATCTGAGGTTAACTTTTTACTATACTCTATACCATAAGATATATTTTCCACATCTTCAATAATTAAAACACCACTTCGGTTTAATTTATTTACATATAAATCTAAAAACTGTAAATGACTTTCTTTTGTGTGTGGGCCGTCATCAATAATTATATCAAAATTTGGCAATGCATTTACCAAATCAGGATTATAACCACTCGCTTCATACAATTTTATTCTATTATTGCCTGCGGTAGAACTTTTACATCGTTTAAATCTTGCATCTTGGCCACTATCAACACCATATATTGTTGCATGAGGAAAATAATCTGACCATAATAACAAACTACCACCAGAAGCACAACCAATTTCTAAAATATTAATTTGTTTGTTTTTATATTTCTCAAATTCAAAGGTATAGAATTTACTTATATATTCATGACTAGGATGTTCTTTGTCTGTGTCCAAATACCTAGGCCGATTTTCTTCATACTGTGTTAAAAGTGAGTACATCATTATTCTCCGGCCAATAATATTTTTTATAATTATTGATTATTTCAATATGTTCTGGTTGTTCTTCCACAAACTTATCAAAATTAAATCCTTTTTGGTGATGGTGTGTATCTGTCAAATACGGATTAACACTATAATCTTTTCCACACAACATATAGTAAACTACCATGTAACAATCCATGAAACCTAGTGGATTATATTGTTGTTGAAAAGTATTGTGATTCTTTTTAAACCAATCAATTACTCGGTCATAATTTTCTAAAAAGGTAGAAACTTTAAAAATTGAACCTCCACCACAACCATATTGATTCGTCAAAGGTCGTTTACCAGAGAACTCTGTAATGCTATCAATGATGTTGTCGGGAATAATATTACCAACTTTAATATTCCATCCGGCCATTTCCCAATCATCTTTCACAGTAATAGGAGATTTTTTAATCCAAACATCATCTTCAACCATCATTATATGAGATGTGTAAGTCTGTTCACAGGCAAATTTAAATCTTTCAAACCAAACCAATACCTTTTCTAAATTATAACTTGGATAACCAAGTTTATCTTCAAAGTATTGATAACGACAATTAAATTTTTGCGCAATATCAGATAAATCATCTGCACAATCTGAACCTAAAAAATAGTAATCAAAATGATGTTTACGGATATTCTCTACAATTTTTTCGGTTGATACTTTTTTACCAGCAGAAGCCAAATGAAGAAATGATATAGAAGCCATTACATTAATCTTTCAGACCAAGTTTTAGGAGTTTTATCGGTAATAATTTCTAACGGATAAGCATAGTCAAATGGTTTAGGACCTTTTGCTTTAATATAATCAACTGTTTCTTGTATAGATTGTTGTAATGTTGTTTTGGTTTCATAGTTCAATAACCAACGAGCCTTATCGGCAGAGCAATCTGCGTGTTTCACCTCTCTTGGCCTATCTGGCATATGAATTGCCTCACCGGTGAAACCTGTTGCATCTGCTACTAATTTGGAAAGTTCTTTAATTGTAACTGTGCCATCATCAGGCCCAATATTAATAATCTGACTGACAACTTTAGGATCAAGTGCCATTTTTTCTAAAGAACCAACACAGTCATCAACATAAGAGAAACAACGGGTTTGTTGACCATCACCATAAATGATTGCAGGCAGGCCACGCAGATTACGATTAATCATAATGCTCATTACATTGCGGAATGGGTCATCATACTTTTGACGGGGACCAACAATATTGTGTGGCACAGCAATGTTCCATTCCATGCCGTGAGTTTCACAAAGAATCTTTAATACATCTTCACCAGCAACTTTAGCAACACCATATGGGTCAACTGGTTGTGGTGTCATATCTTCGGTGAAAGGATGGGGTTGATTACCATATCGTGCCATTGAAGTGCAATATACAAATCGTTTTACTTTATTTTGAATGGCTGCTGAGATTGTTGCAACAGAAGCCTCAAAAATATTTTTGGTAATAAAACTAGGACTGAATACAGAAAGACCTTCATGTGCTGTGGCGGCAGTATGAATGACAACATCACATCCTTCCATAACGTAAGTCATTTTTTCTATATCGCAACAATCCACAACATATAGTGTTGCTTTCTTAGGCACATTATCACGATAACCACCAATCAAAGTGTCGTTACCTACAACTTTATGGCCAAGTTCTAACATTCGATCAGCCAAATGACTGCCAAGAAAACCGGCTATTCCTGTAATAAAAATTTTCATATTAATCTTTTTAAAATGGTTAATCCATTATTATTAGTTCTGCGTTCAACTAATTGCCACTCGGGATGAGAATCAATGAATTCTTGAACTGCTGGCCAAATACCTTTGCCACCAAATTCACCTTGGTCGGCAAATAATGTAGTATCGTGAAATAAAAGATATTTACGAACTTTACCTGCGTGCAATTCTAATTCTTTTTGTACCTGTTCATAGATATGTAGACTATCCACCAGCATCAAATCGGTTTCTGCAATTTTAACTTTACGGGTATCATCAACATGAAGTGTTACATTACGGCCAGCATTTCTGGCTTCTTCAAAAAACTCACAAATACCTGGTAGAGGCATAAATTCATAACTGTGTAGTTCAATATCGTGGCGTAGAAATGCACGAGTGCTTTGAGCCCAACCCACACCCAATTCTGTAACATGAGTGCATTGTGATGTCAGTTCAGATAATGTTGGTAAATGTTCGTGTATGTCCGTATCCCTCACACAGGCATCTTGATATTCTTTTTCAAAGTCCATTATTTTGTCCTAAAAGTAATAAGTTCTTCTTGTTGATATTTTTGTTTGATGTGTTCTTTCCATGCAGGCACACGGTCATATTGATGCACGATTGCGAATGTTCTGCCTAATGATGTCTTAACAATACCATCTTCAAACTTTGGTTCTGATTCTAACAGATGTGGCCTAAACGATTCAATTTTAGATGGGTCAACTGTTGTGCCAGCCTGACAAGCCCAACCATCTAATTGTTTGGCAAAGTAAGTTACATCTTTAAATGGTTGTGTTTGAATCAGAACATTATAGACCGCTTGGTCACAAATAGGAATAGGTCGGTTGATTGCATTGAACAAAATGTTGAACATCATATCTTTTACATATTCAGACACACCACCGATTGTTCCTACATTGTATATCTCATTATTTTTAAATAATTCATGAACATAAGGTCCATAGGCTTGCATGAGATTCTCATTACCCCATGGTTCGTCTTTGTATCTCATGCCTTCTGAACCGGCAACCAATTTTTTACCTTTGAGATTTAATTCTAACCAAGTGATTGGATTTGTTTGAAAATAAACATCTTTAACATCTGTAGTCACCACATGATTATAATTCTGCCAAGTGTTTTTGAGAAAGTCGTAGATGGTAAGAAAGCGAGCCACATGAACTGGTGCTTTAATATCATGCATCTTAATGATGATGAAATTTCGTTTGATTAATTCACCAATAGTTTCTTGTGAGGCATCACCCACAACCATGGCTTTATCGCCAGTAAAACCACATTCATCAATTGATTCAACCCAAGGTTTTAATTGATTGTAATTATAGTTTGTAAATGCACCGATTATTAGGCTTTTTTGCGCCATGGGTATTCTCCATTATATTTTTCATTCATTACTTTATTACCATTTTCAAAGAATTCTGCTGTGACAGAACCTTTACCACCATCTACTCTATAACAGGTTGTATATTCACCTGTGCAATAGAATTTGGGAAAGTGTTTTGTGATTGCTTGTAAAAATACTCTATCTTGTCCCCAACCACCATGCCAAACACTTGCAATTTTATTTGCTACTTCTGTTTTAATGAAGTAACAATTAGTATCTATATGATGAACCCCATGATATGTTGGCCAAATACCTAACGATTCACAGTCATCAAAGGAAACAAACTTACCTGCTTTATTATAAACTTGTCGTAAAGAATAACACCAATCTAAACTTCGTGTATTGATGGTTTTAATACAATTTTCAACATGAGACCGATATAACCAATTGTCTTGGTCGAGATAGGCAACATATTGTGTATTGACTAGGTGTGTAAAAGCAGCATAGATACGGTGACCATAAAATCCATTGGCACCGACATTGATTGGTAAAGCACAGATATGAACTCTCACATCATCTACAGCTGAACCCAATGCCTCTAATGTTTTGTCCATGTGTTCAACACCATCAACGACAACATAACATTCAGTAGGATAACTTTGGTTTAAAACGGATTCAACGGCAGTTTTTATCTCTGGCGAACCAGTAGTTGGTATAATCACAGTAGCGGACATAATTTAATCTCTAGTTAATTTCAATATTCTTTCAATTTGTTTTTCAATAATCGGTTTACGATTAGGCCAATATATGTATTCTTTCTCTCCAGTAGAATGTAATTTCTGAAGAAAAGGAATAATCATCTTTTCTACTTCAGCCAAACGAGTTTTATAATCGTCTGCTGTTTCGGCTGTCTTATTAACGACAGCATTATATTCTGCTTCCGATACGGCAGAGAAACCAAAGTCATCTTCAACATTGGCATATTCTTTCATTACTCGGTCAAAGTCTACTAATCCCATATTTTAACCTTAATATAATTTTCCAAAAGGACCAAATCCTTTACCACGTTTTTCAGCTAAAAAGAATAGGTCAGTTATAAAACCTTCTAGTTTTTTCTTAGGAAGAGCAACTAGTTCATCTAAAAATTTCATCTGCATCAATTTTGAATTTGCTGTACCATAATTATTTTCATCCATCATCATCTTTAAAATGTTTTCTGAGAATACTTTATCAGAATCAATTTGAGTTTCAACATTATTCTTTATTGAATTGAACATATCTTTATACTTTTTATCTTCTGTATTAAACTCAACAGTAGAAGATGGAAATTTATGCCAGTCATTTACAAAATCAATTTTATATTTTTTAGCTGCTTTCTCAACCAATTCTACTGGTGCTTTTCCTATTTGAGCGGATCCTCCCGGCTCTTGAAATTCAAATATTAAATTGCCTGGTCGATAAGTTCTACCAGAAGTTCTAATAGTTAATGTATAATTGACTTTTTCTTTAGAATATACAACAATAAAAGAAATCCTAGTATCATTTGCTTTGAATGTGCCATCTTCTCTTAATTTTAAATCACATTTTATATTGTTTATAGTAAAATTTGGATTTTTACCGCTAACAAATAAAACACCATCTTTAATGTTTACTTCTTGATACCGAGCTTCAGGTACTCTTTTATCAACTAGTTTTAAAGATATTCCAACAACTTTTCTTTCTTTAAAAAGTGTTCTTAATGTAGCATTTAATTTTTCAATGTCATTACTATTTTCAACAGATTCTTTGATAATCTTAACAACTTCTCTTTCGTTTTGAATACACCAAACGTCAGCTGGATCCCAAGCGTCTTTTTTATTGATGCCATATTTTTGGTTCACTAATTTAGAAACGAAATCCATGAATCCTTCTTTGACACTAAATTCTTTAAATTTAGCATCAGAGAACTCATCTAAAAATCTTTTTTGTTGTTTATAGAAACTATTAACCCATTCCAATGTAACAAAAGGATAAAGGCCTTTTTTGGAATTTGTTCCAATAATTTCTTTTTTAAATTTGGCATCATTTAAAATATCTTCTGCATTTTTGTATCGTTTATTATAATTTAAAGCTTGGTCAAAAATCCATGCAGAAGTTTTTTCTTGCATTTCTGTTAATTCTGTTGCTGTTGGTTTTGTGGCCATTTTACCTAATGATTTGAATTTCTTTACCTGAAGTCCAGATTTCTAATTCTGTTCTTAATCTACCCTCAGATTTGAGAGTTTCGTATCTATTTATAGCTTTGCTCCGCCACCATTCAATGACATTGGATAACTCATGTTTCTCATAATTTTCACCAGGTAAAAGTTTATCTGTTTTACAATTCATATAATCAACAGTATTCTTAAATCCATAATCAGAAATATAATATCGTTTTTTTTCTGTCAACTTTTTGGCATTCTGAATCGTTAAAGAGAAATCATCTCCTTCAGGTGTTCCTTTTAATGCTGCTTTGGTGAGAGCAATAATTTTAGTAAATGTCCTGAGTTTTCTACTAGTTGTTGAAGTATCTCCACCCAACAAATCTCCAGTTATATCTTCCACATACTTTTTCAAATCTATATATCTTTGGCCGTGCATCATTGGTACAATATCAGATTCGGTCAAACCTTTAAAACGAATATATGGTTTCATACCATCATATTGTGATACTGATTTGGTACTTCCATATAAACTGGTAGTTTCAAATAAACAGATATTCATATCATATTTTTTATTACAGATTTCTCTTACAGTATGACTGGTACAAATGGCTGATAGAAGTTTACCGCCTAGGTAATTAAAACCAAATGGTTGAGATGGTACAATTACGAAACCCATAACACAAGCTGTATTGAACCGCTTGGCAGTATCTTCATTTTGAATCCAAACTTGTCCTAGGTAGTCGTTACGAGGTTTCATATAGATGACTGGTGAACCTAAACGAATGAATCCTAGAATCTTTCCTGAGTTTCTTTCTTTGACTGCCAATTGAATATTCTTACCAACTGGTGCTTTATTAATGTGTGAACTGGTAATGGCAAGTAATGGTTCCCAAACATCATTTGGTATTTCACATACTTCAATATCCATATCTTTTGGGTGCATTGTGAAATCGGAGAACAAATCATCTTCAATTGGAAATAAAGAAGATGGCATATCAGCCACATTCTTTAGTTTCTCATCACGCATGTATTCTTCGGTACTTCCAATGTTACTAAAGTAATCATGAAAGGCCTTGGCACAATACAAACCATTTTCTCTGGAAATTATCATACTTTAAATCCACTAAATGATTTCTTTTGTTTTTCTTCTCTTGTACCAAATGTGTTTAGTGGTTTATCATGGCCAGCATCTGCGATACCCATCTGTGCAGCCTGCTCAACATCATATAATTTCATTTTGGCTCTATCAACACCAAGAGTAAATCGTTTATGAAATGTTGGATCATTATATCGATTCTTC